GATGGAGTTGTTCCAGGAATGGTTTTATTTAACATTCCAGTTTTCGACGTCCTGGAGATACCCTTTTTCATTCATCAGCAGATTGACGATAGTCCAGGTTTTACGGAGGACCACATTGGATTTTGGGAACAGGTGAAAAAGCATAAGATTCCATGCGTCATTGATCACAAATTGTCGCTGGAAATTAAATCGTTACATCATGGAGAATTGTGGCATTAGCAAATTATACTGACCTGAAAGCATCCGTAGCGGATTTCCTAAACAGATCTGATCTCACTTCAGTGATTCCAGACTTTGTTACACTGGCAGAAGCAGACCTTAACCGTTCTCTAAGGGTCCGGGAAATGTCTGTTAGGACCAGGGCTCCCATTGATTCTCAATATGTGAAACTACCAGTAGATTTCTTGGGAATGCGTAACATTGATTTATTGACTGATCCAATAACACCAATGACATATAAGAATCTCCAGAACCTGGATATCCACAGAGCAGGAGACGCAACAGGCAAGCCAATTTATTATTCAATTGTTCAGAACAATATCGAGTTTGCTCCAGTCCCGGATGGGGATTATACAATTGAGATTGTGTACTACCAGAAGGTTCCGCCGCTCTCGGTAAACACTACAAATTGGCTTTTGGACAATCACCCAGATGCATATCTTTATGGTACGTTGCAACATTCTGCACCCTATCTGCAACATGATGAGAGGGTAGGAATTTGGGCTGGAAAGTACCAGCAAATCATTGAGAGCATCACAACCTCGGACGAGAAGGCTAAATTCAGTGGCTCAACTCCGAGCATTTCATTCACACCATTCTAATAAACGAATATGGCAGGATTTACGAATTATTTAGAAGATAAAGTCATCGGACACTTGTTCGGAGGATCGGCGTATACCGCGCCAGGGACATGGTATGTGGGGTTGCAAACTGTGACTCCGAGCGATAGCGCCGCGGGGACCGAGGTGTCCGGCGGTGCATATGCCCGCCAATCTGTTGCATGGACCATAGTCTCGGGAGGTTTGGCGGAGGCTAATAATACGAATGCCCTCACCTGGGCCGCGGCCACGACTGATTGGGGGTTAATCCAGTGGGCTGGGGTTTATGATGCTCTCACGGGAGGTAACCTGGTGGCATTTGAGGTCTTGACAAAAACAGATTTTTCCACAGCAAATCCGAAGACGGTTAACACGGGTGATATTTTCAAAATCGATGCTCAAAATTTGAAGATAAAACTTGACTGATTATGCTGTACTTTGGATCCCGTAATTTTGGCCAAGCCAACTTTGGTAAGGGGTTAATAACAACTGCGGTTGACGAGACTCTTACTACGTCAACGATGCAGGTTGCGGGGTATCGGCTGATTGAGGATTGTACAATTGATCCAAGTGCAGTCGTTAATGTAGATATAGCCGCTGGTATTGTTAGACTTGCTAATGTCAACATTACACCGGAATCAACAATGATTGCGTCAAAAATTTTAATGACATGGAGCCCCAGGACAAACTTGGGAGTTGGAACTGCAACAGTACAAGCATCGGGCTATATAGCCTGGGATTCTCAATTGGTTGCCGATGCAACTTGGACAAATCAAACTGTAGATTAAAAAATGGCAAACACAACTAATTTCAGTATAGAGAAGCCTAGCGTAGGCGGCGCGAGGAACTCATGGGGGGGAATTGCAAATGTAGCGACCGACATAATCGACGAATTATTGGCCCTCGCAATGCCATTGGGTACGATTCAAATGTACCCATTAGCAACGGCCCCAGTATCAACTGCAAACGGCGGGACCTGGCTAATCTGCGATGGATCCTCAAAAGTTAGGACTGACTACCCGGACCTATATACTTTGATAACTAATATTTATGGTACACAACCATCCGGCACAACATTTCTACTTCCAGATTTACGGGCCAGGGTCCCAGTTGGCTATAATGTCGCAGCAATCGGATCTGGTGTTACTGTAAGATCTATCCGCGCAATGGGCGCAACTACCGGAGGTACTGAGGGTCATATTATGACTACAGGAGAACTGGCTGCACATTCTCATGCAATTCCTGCAACTTCTCATACTCATACAGTTACCGATTCAACTCATATTCATACTGGGGATGCTTCTGGGAATACTGGTTCTACAGGCTTAACGGCAACTGATGCTGGTCACAGTCATACTATTGAAGGAACACCGTCTTGGGGAGGGCATACCCATTACAGACCAGAATGGGGGCCGGGACCAGAGTTCGTGACACTGAATACCGAATCCGGGGCAGCCGACATATCTGTTAGTCCTGCATCTCACTCTCACTCTTTGACAACAACTCCAACATCACATGGAGTTACGGGTGCAAATGCCTCAGTGATAGGAATAACTTCAACCGCCCCGGATACAGGATCGGGCAGTTCGCATAACAATATGCAGCCTTACATCACGGTCCAATATATAATCCTAGCAAAACACCCAACCTTCTGAGCCTATGAGTACGATAACTTACGCAGTCACAGTTGCAACATCCAAGTTCCTAATTGATCTTAGTGGACCAACAACGAAGTTGACTTTCAGGGACGGAGATACATACATTTTTGACCAGAGTCACTCGTCAAATTCAGGACACATCTTACAGTTCTCAATCACATCGAATAACTCAGGATCGGCTGAATACACCACGGGGGTTACGAAAACAGGTACACCCGGAAGTGCTGGTGCAAAGACCACGATAGTAACAAGCTCAAGCACCACCGATACATTATATTATTACTCCTCTGGAGGTGGCACATACGGATCGGAATTTAGCAATACTGGATTTGTTGAGTCAACTGCATACAATATTTTAAAACCCAAAGTGGGAGATGAAAGTTCTCTTGAGAAATGGGGTCCGATGCAAAATCATGCAATGGATCAAATAGATCAGGCAATAACTGCTGCTAATGCCGGGGGAGTTGCTATGGCAATAGCACTCGGATGATACTGATATTAAAGGATAAATATGGCAAATACATTTAAGAACAGAACACTAAGGGCAGTCGGCACAAGTCCGTTAGATGTTGGTGCAGTTGTTGCTGCCAGCACCCAGACTACTCTCATAGGAATGACACTAGCAAATGTAACCTCTGGTGTTATATCTGTGACTACAACCCTTAACGATGGCACGAACACGACCCATATAGTCAAGGATGCCCCGATACCGACAGGTGGAAGTTTGGTCGTTCTCGGAGGTGACCAAAAAGTCGTGTTAATGACCGGAGACAAAATAATAGTAACTTCAAATACAGCATCCTCTGTGGATGTAATAATGAGCTTTCTGGAGATTACCTAATGGCCTATCTAGGACGTAAAGGAGCATCAGCCGCTTTAACTTCGGCAGACATACCAGACAATAGCATAACTGCGGCAAAGATCGTAGATGCCACTATATTGGCAGGTGATCTAGCACCTGACTCTGTGGACAGTTCTGAGTTGGTGGATGGAAGTATTGACACATCCCATATTGGTGATGACCAAGTTACTGGGGCTAAGATAGAGAACAATCCTACCATTGGTGGAATATTAACAGCACCATCTCTCGTACTCACACCCGGCTCTGCTCCCGGCTCTCCAATAGAAGGTCAGTTGTATTACAACGATACTGATAATGTAGTTTATGTTTACAATGGGTCTACTTGGGATCAACTGAGTAATATTCCTTTCTCAGCTACAGGTGGAACAATTACAACATCGGGCAGTTACACGATTCACACCTTCACAACTAGCGGAACTTTCACGCCAAACACTGTCGGTAGTGTTGATTATCTTGTTGTTGCAGGAGGAGGAGGTGGTGCTGGTATTACCAGCAGAGCAGGAGGTGGTGGTGGTGCTGGTGGATATTTGACAGGTGCAGGGTTTTTAGTTATTGCAACAGGACTTACTGTTACCGTTGGTAGTGGTGGTGCAGGAGCGAGTGGTGCAGTAGCAACTTCTGGGAGTAATTCTGTATTTTCAACTATCACTTCTACTGGCGGTGGTGGCGGTGCCCATTACTATACAGGCTTGACAGGCGGTTCTGGCGGTGGCGGTGGATATATCGGTGGACAGGGCGGCTCCGGTACAGGCGGACAGGGATATGCAGGTGGTAATGGGGGTACTGCTCTAGGTAGCCTTAATGATTCAGGTGGTGGTGGAGGTGGTGCTGGTGGTGCTGGTGGGAACGGTTCGTCAAGTTCACCCGGTTCTGGTGGCACAGGAGGCATAGGCTTAGCTAGTTCTTACTCAGGAAGTTCGGTTAATTATGCTGGAGGCGGAGGTGGTGGAAACGGAAATGGAAATGGCGGAACTGCTTCGTTTGGTGGCGGAACTGGTGGCGGAACTGGTGGTGCTGGAACAGCAAACACCGGAGG